AAATAAGCTCAGAGGCTTCTCGATAGAAGGCTACTTCGTTGACAAAGCTGTTGAGATGCAAAAACAAGACATTTTAGATTTAGCAGAAGAATGTATAGAGTGTGAACAAAAAGAAGTCTTAGATGAAATCAAAGACGTGCTTTTAAACGCTGAACTAAAGCCAGACAAAACGTTAGACGGAACACCAGTCTATAAAGATATAGAAAAAGCTGAGCTTTATGGAGAGTTGTTTTTTGATTGTATTGGAAGTCATGCTCACGAAATAGACGGAGAAACTTTTTTTATGGCTTGCAAAACACACCAAGAGCTAATGCGAAAAAGAAAAAAGAAAGCAAAGTACAAGAAAAAGAAATATACAAGCTCTGACTATTTAGCTAAATATGACTGGGATCAGTGCATGAGAGATCAGATGGCTGAATATGGCAATGAAGAAACGGCGGCAAAAGTGTGTGCGGCTATAAAAAATAAAACTGTCAAACGATAGTTTTTCATTTTGAAAAGGAACAACAACTAATTATTAATATATATAAAAAAAGATTCGACATGAGTTCAATAAAAAAAATCAAAGAGCTTTTAAAGCTATCAAAAAAGAAGACATACAAAATCAATATGTATGCAGAAGCAATACTAGATGACGCTAGAGTCATAGCAACAGATGCAGAAAGTTTCGACATAGGTGCGGAAGTTTATGTGATAAACGATGCTGGCGAGGTTGAATCTTTATCGGAAGGCATATACACTATGCAAGACGGCTCAAAAATTAGAATAGACTCTGAAAGTAGAGTAGCTGGAATGGGAGAAGAAGAAGTTGTAGAAGAAGAAGTTGTTGTAGAGGAGGAATTGTCTAAGGAAGAAAACAAAGAGGAGTTAGCTGAGGAATCAGAAGCGGAAGAAACTGACTGGGCAAAAACATTTGAAGAAATGAAAGACAGAGTTGCTGAGTTAGAAAAAGCTGTATTTGGCGACAAAGCGGCTGAGGAAACGGAGGAGCTTTCAAAAGAATCAACAGATTTATCTACTGATGTTATGGGCGAAATTATTACACGTCTAAACTCAATAGAAGAAAAGTTTAGTGGCTTAGAAAATGAGTCATCTAATGACGGCGTTAATGTTTCGCCAAGTGTAAATAATAATAAAGAAATTAATTTGTCAAAACTATCTGTCAAAGAAAGGGTTGCTTATTATATAAACAAAAACTAAATTACTTAAAAATGAAAAATAATTTATCTAAAAAGTATAATTTGGCAGAATCAGTTACATCAAATTATGCTGGAGAGGCGGCTAGCGGATATATCTCAGCAGCGTTGCTTTCAAATCCTACTATTGCAAACAACGAAATCACAGTTCTAAACAACGTAGAGTTCAAAGCTAATTTAAGAAAAATTACTGTTGCTGGAACAGCTGGTAACTTAATGGCAGATCAAACGTGTGATTTTACTGACTCTGGAACAGTAACTTATGCAGAAAGAGTTCTTGAGCCAAAAAAATTAGACGTAAACACTCAAGTTTGTAAAGCAGACTTTTTAAAATCTTGGGAGGGTGCAAACATGACAGCTGGTTTAAACGGAACTTTGCCAGTTGAGTTTACTGATTATTTAATAGGACAAACGGCAGAAAGAGTATCGCAAGAAATTCAACAGTCAATCTGGGACGGAAACGGCTCAAACAACGGACAGTTCGATGGCTTTAAATTATTACTAGCGGCTGACGGCGACGTAAATGACGTAACTGGAACAACTATAACGGCTGGAAATATTGTTGCTGAACTTGACAAAGTTGTGGGAGCTATCCCATCAGCGGTTTATGGAAAAGAAGATTTAAAAATCTGGCTTCCAACAAGTGCAGTTCAATTCTATATTGAAGCTCAAGCAACTTTAGGTTTTATCAATAAGTTTAATATGAACGCAGATTTCCCAATGTCATTCAATGGAATTCAAATTTGTCACGCATCTGGCTTAGCGGCTGACACAATGGTAGCTGGAAGAACGTCTAATATGTTCTTTGGAACTGACGGATCAACAAGCGAAGTGCGTGTTTTAGACATGGCTGAACTTGACGGCTCTGACAACGTGAGAATGATTATGAGATTCAACGCTGGTGTTAACTACGCGTTTGGCTCTGACATGGTACTTTACGCATAATGATTGTTAAATGGGAGGTTGCAATATACCTCCCTTTTACTTAACTTAAAAAAGAAAAAAAAATGGCAAATAAAAAATACGATTTTTCGTGCGATCTCAGTAGCGGCAGGCTCGTTCCATGCAAGGATTCCATCGGCGGCATAAACAAAATCTATTTGCTTCCATACAACGAAACTTTGTTTAATAAGTTCACTTTTTCAGACAATGAGATAACTGAAATTGGAACGCTTACATTATTCAAATATGACTTGAGAGCGAATACTTCTGGTTACACGTCAACATTTACAACAAGTGATGAAAATGGAACATCATTTTATGAGCAAACTTTAGAAGTTCAATTGCAAAAAATTGTCAAAGAAGACTTAAACGCTTTAGATATTTTACTAAAAGGTAGATGTCAAGTATTTGTTTTAGACGCAAACGACAATGTTTTTGTTATGGGAACTAGATTTGGTTGCACAGTAACGGCTGGAGCTATGGCTACTGGTACAGCAAAAGGCGACTTAAGTGGCTTTACTCTAACGTTTACAGCTCAAGAAACTGAAAACTATATTGTTAAAAAATCAAGCGGTAATCCAGCAGAAGCGAGCTATCCTTTTGACTCGATTACAACGCCAGCAAACATCACAATAACATCTGGTACAACACCAGCTTAAAATAGTTTTCTATTCTGTTTTTTAAAAAGGGCAACTTCGGTTGCCTTTTTTATTTGTAAACAAAAGCTAAATAATTATATTTATAAAAAAGCAATGCCATGATAGTAGTAAAAAAAGAATATCTAAACGTAAAGCCAACTGGTTATAAATTAACACTTGGCGAGATTGGACAAAATGGACTTAAGTCATTGTCCGAAAAATATCCAAACTATTTTGAAAAACAAAAAGTAAAAAAAGTAAAGATTAAAAATGGCTTGGAAGATTAAAGACGAATACAAAGAGAATCACATAATTTTTGACATAAATGCCTTAAACGAAAACGATTTAAAAATTGTAAAAGAAATTATGCCAGATGTTATAGATAAATACTTTATTGAACAATGATACAAATAGAACGAGCTAAAAGTGCCAGTGCAGAAAATATTATATATGTTAATCTTTATGATTCTTATTTATATGACACTGATAGCATATTTTTTTTCTCTCCACTTATTGAGCTAACAAGTCAAGAAACAAATAAGTCTATTACATTTATACCTACATCATTAGATTTAACATATAAACAAAGATATTTTAAAATGACTTTTTTTACAGCTCATCAATCAGCAAGCAATGTGCCTCTTGTTGGTATTATTTATGTAGGTTATAAGGATTTCCCATACGGACTTTATGATGTAAAAATATACAAAAACAACTCGTCGTCAAATTTAGACGCAAGTGGTTTGCAATTGTCTTTTATGGGATTAGGAAATTTACTTAACACATCACCAGACAATTACGCTGTTGATTACACAGAATATGAAAGCACACAACAACAACAAGTTTATTTAACTAATACTTATGTATAATGGCTAAAAAGAAAAACAAATATGATTTATCAGTGGTTGAGTTAGCACATTATAACATACCACACATTGTTGAAAAAGACGATAAAGAGTACATCTATTTTGGAGCAGATAATTTATATCCACAATACTTAATAGAATTGTTTACTGGCTCTGGAATAAACTCAGCTATTATCAAAGGTGTCTCAGCTATGATTGCTGGAGATCAGCAAAGCACTTGTCAAGGACTAGACGTTGTTGACAAAGACGAACTAGAGGGCGACGCAAAAGAACAATATTTAAAGTTTAATAAACTACTAAAAACTGGAAGCAGAAACACAATAAAAAACCTAGCGTTTGATTTAAAGCTATTTGGAACGTGTTATATCAACGTTATTTGGAATAAGTCTAAAACAGCTATCCATGAAATAAAACACATTCCAGCTCAATATATACGCTCTGGCAAGGCTGATAGCTACGGCAACGTTAACGAGTTTTATTATTCTTATGACTGGAGCAATATTAGAAAGTATAAGCCAAGAACTATTAAGGCTTTTAATCCAGAAGACAGAACAGAAACAAGTCAACTAATGCAAGTTAAAGAATACAATCCACAATCTTTCTATTATGGAATACCAGACTATGTTGGTGGCACTGATTATATTCAATTAGATATGTCAATTGCCGAGCTACATCTCGCTAATATAGACAATAATTTTATGCCCAGTTGCATGGTTAACTTCTCGAATGGGATTCCGACAGATATGGAGCGTCAAGAGGTTGAGCGTAAACTTAATCAAAAGTTTAGTGGCTCTGGAAATAGTGGAAAACTAATCATAACATTTAACGACGGCAAAGAAACAACACCAGAAGTTGTGCCGTTAAACACTGGAGACAATGACGACAAATATCAATTCTTGTCTACTGAGGTAAGTCGAAAAATTCTCACTTCGCATAGAGTCACGTCTCCACTCCTTTTTGGCGTGAAAGCTGAATCTGGTTTTGGAAGCAATGCAGACGAGCTAAGAGATTCTTATAGTCTTTATAATTCAACTTGTATCAAACCTTTCCAGTCCACACTTTTGGAATCACTAGATCAGCTATTTAGAATTAACGGCATAGATAGTTTAGACATATACTTTAAAACATTAAAACCAGCTGACTTCTTAGACTTAGATGTAATTGACGCAATAGACGAGCAGACAGAAGGAATAGACATAGAAGAAGTTACAGAAGTAGCTCCAGCTGGAGAAGTAGTAGAACAACCAATAAATGAAGAAATGCCAGAAGAAGAAGTAGAAGTAGTCCAAGACGTTGAGGCTTCATATAATGGAGCTCAAATTTCTAGTGCAATAGATATTGTAGCTAAAGTACAAGAAGGAATTTTGAACAAAGATCAAGCGATTGTATTCTTAATTCAGTTCTTACAGCTACCGCCAGAAGTTGCACAAAGATTCTTTGCAGATACGCCAGAGCCTAAGCCATTAGTTGAAAACTTAAAAGACATCTTGCGAAACCTTAAAAAAAAAAAGATAAGCACTAGCGTTTCTGAGTTTCAAAAAAGCTCTACTGGAGTTAGTCTTAAAACGTTAGACGACATAGACACTAAGCCAACAAAAGGAATGATGGAAGAAGCGAAAAAGGGTTTAGAGTGGCGTAAGGAATATGGACGAGGTGGAACGGAAGTAGGTGTTGCAAGAGCAAGAAACATAAAAAATGGAGACAATTTATCAATTGACACTATTAAAAGAATGAATAGTTTTTTTGCAAGACACGAAAAAAGCTCAAAAGGTGGCGAGGGGTTTAAGCCTAGCCAAGATGGATTTCCCTCAGCAGGACGCATAGCATGGGCGTTATGGGGTGGCGACAGTGGACAATCTTGGGCGGCGAAGAAAGTCAAAGAAATAGAAAACGTCAAACAAAATATGTCTATAAAAATAGACAACGACAAAGTTTGTTTAGATTACTTTGACGAGATAGGCTTAACACTAGACAATGACGAATGGTTTGAGGCACACGTTGACTCAATAGACGATGAAAAAATTGACAAGCGTTATCATGAGTTCGCTTACGCTCCAGCTGGAACACCAAATGTAGCTGATAGCTCTAGCGATATAGGTATGTTTAGAATACTATATAGATACTCGCAAACATTGTCAGTAAATAAAAAGACTGGACAAATATCTAGCAGAGAGTTTTGTCAAAAGATGGTTGCTAAGTCGGTAGCTGGAACATTGTATAGAATGGAAGACTTGGAAAAAGCGTCTACAAAAGCTGTTAACAAAGGCTTTGGAGCTGGTGGCTCTAATACATACAATATTGCACTTTACAAAGGAGGAGCTAATTGTAAGCATAAATGGGAACGAGTGTTCTATTTTAGACGTATAGTGCCAAAGGGAACAACGTTTGTAGATGTTGACGGAAAGGAATATCAAGAAGGAGAATATCTACCAAACGGAACACTAAACAATTTTAGAGAAGTTTCTCAACAATTTGCAAGTGGCAAGATGCCAATGCCAGACGATGCTGAAATGAGAAAGACAACGTGGAGAATGAAAAATCATGGATTCTTAAAGCCACGAAAAGAACAAGAAAGAAGTTATAAAACTAATGTTGGATAATATAAACTAATAATTATGGCGGTAACACATACACTCTTAATAAGTGCGGACACACTAAAAAACAATACTACAATTTCTGAATCAGTAGACACAAACTTAATACACCCAGTTGTTCTATTAGCACAAGATAAATATATTTTGCCAGTATTAGGAACAGACTTATTTGAAAAGTTAAAAACAGAAGTACAAGGAACACCAGCTGGCAACTATTTAATCTTGCTAAGAGATTACGTCAGCAAGTGTCTTTGTCAATACACTCTCGCTACTCTCTATCCAGTGCTACGTTTAAGAGCCGTTAATCACTCAGTAGTTGAAATGACTAACGAGCAAGGCTCATCAGCAAGTTATGACGCGATACAGCCTCTCATCGATTCCGCCCTTGACATGGCTCAGTTTTACAGAGAGCAAATGATTTCTTATTTGACTAATAATACATCACTCTTTCCAGAATACAGTTCAAACACTGGCTCTGATATTAGTCCGACAACTAGAAATTTTTATAGTGGTATAAATATGGACACTAATATTACTGACATAGAAGTAAAAGCCTTACTGGCTGGAATGGGTTATAAAAATATATGTTAATGAGAGGCAAATACAATACAAAGTTTTCTTTAATTAACTATAAAAAGTTAAAAAAATACATTAAAAAATTGAATAAAAACAAAACAGATTATGGCAAATCAAAGGCTCACAGATAAAACCGCTATGGAAATGCAGACTGGCTCTGGCGATTTATTTCATGTTGTCGATGTCAACGACACAACTGGCTCATCAGCTGGAACATCAAAAAAAATTGATACAAAATTTGTTATTCAGACAGATAAATTCTCATTAGCAAATAATGATGTAATTGCTTTACACACTACGCCAAAAACTTTAGTTGGAGCTTTAAGTGGTTATTTTGTAACACCACTAAGTGTAAGTGTATTTTGCACCAAAGCTGGCTCAACTGAAACATCAAGCAATAACCTTATGTTTGGCTTTGATTCTTCTACGGATAACAACTATTGGTTTCAAATTAGGGATTGCATGAATAACAAATTAACCGATTTGTCTTATATAGTTTCTGGTAATCCAGCTTCTGGTGGAACTTATGTTGGTAGCTCAACAGTTAACCGCCCTTTTGAAATGTGGAGCAATTTAGCTTTTAATGGTGGTTGGACTATGGAAGTTTATGTAACTTATTCTTATACTAAATTATTATGATAAAATATTTATTATTTTTAATTCCTTTTTTATCGTTTAGTCAAATAGACTTCTTTAAGTATTCGACTATCTATACTTCTATGAATGTAAATACAAGTATGGCAGAAAGACAAAACTATATTTCTATTGACAAAGGCTACGAAGACGTTACACAAATAAATCCTTTTGACTATAATTTAAGTATTGGAATACGAAAAAAAGCACGTTTTGATTATGAGAAAAAACTTACTACATGGTATTATGGAAACGAAAGCAATAAAAGTAGTTCTGACGATGTTCTTATTGGTAATAGCACTGGTTTTGAGTACCTTGCTAATTATTCATTGGTGCGTAATCGTGGCGACATATTTACTCAGCAAACTTATTGGCTTCGATATTTAGGTAAACGCTTTGTTGTAAAAACACAATACATAGACAATCAAAGAGTAGAGCTTAGATACAATTCGGCAGACGCAAGACTTAGAATAACTAAAGGCAATTTTGACTTCACTTTTGGAGCTGTTTTTCGTGTTCATGATCCGTATGGCTATACACCGATTGAAGACTTTTGGATTGCTGGAGAGCAATCTTTTTCACAACTTGCTGAGGAGTTTGGATATAGTAGCGAGCTTGTAAATGGTAGATGGCACTGGTATAAAAACGAAGAACTAATAGCAACGTCAAATGACGAGTTTTACAAACACTATTTTGGACAAGCAATTGCAGACTTTAACAATAGAGAGCTTGACAAATTAGGTATGCAAAAAGAAATTAGCTTCGTAGCTGGTTTATCGTTCTATAAATACTCTCCAAAATACTGGATTCACATTTGGGCGAATCTAATGCCTTTTCACTATGGTTTGGACGAATACTCTTATGAGTATGGAGATAGTGCCTTAGAGAGCTTAGAATGGGATTCTGGAGCTATTTTAGGACTTAAAGTAAATAAGTCTTTAGGTTTCTTTATTGAAGGCAAGCACATCTACGTTTGGGGGAAGCCTATATATGAAAGCAAGTTTGGTTTTAATTATTTAATCTTTTAGCTATGAAAAAATTATTGTTGTTATTGTTTATTAGTACGTTTTCTTATTCACAAGACTATGACTTTCAAGAATTATGTATAGCTTGTGCTGAAGCTAATGGCTTTTATTGTGGCGATGACGTTAGCAACTGGACACAATATAGTCCTTTGGGTTGCGTGCCTAATGGTGTTGGTGGCTTGTTTTATTTAAACGACAACTGGAATGATTGCGTTGACGGAAGCGACGAACAAGACGCAGTGCCTACGCCAATTGAACAATGTGTTCCACAAAATGAATGTGACACAATATATGTAGAAGTGCCAATAATACAAACAGATACGATAATACAAACAGAATATCTAACAGACACTATTGTAGAGTTTCAAGAAATCATTATAACAGAATATATTGATTGCGTTACTGGACTTCCATGTAATAGTAGTATGCAAGAGCTGTTAGACAAGTCAAAAAATACTGGCTTACTTTATGATCTTAATGGTAAAATCATAAAAAAAGCAGAAGGAATTTACATACAAAATGGTTTAATAAAATATAAATTATAATGAATATATTTAAAGATAACAACGACTGGAATGAAAAAGCTATAATTGGTTTTGTAGCTTTCTTAATAATGTGTTTAATAATGATTGCTGATTTACTTACTGGCTGGATAGGCAAAGACTTAATTATAAACGAGTTTGTCTATGATTCTTTTGTCTGGGTTGTGCTTGGTTGTTTTGGAATTAGTGGCGTAGAAAAGTTTTCAGGAAAGAAATGTGATAAAAGTTGCAACAAATGAAAGAACTATCAGAAGACTCAAAGTTTCAAGTAAGCCTTAAAACACTAGGCGGAATTGTGGTTTTAATTGTTACTCTAGTTGGTATGTGGTTTACACTACAAGCTGACATAGAAGAAGCAAAGATGCTACCAGAAATGCCTATAAGCGAAAAAGAATTTGAGCTAAAAGATAAATTAATTAGAGGCTCTATTTTAAGCACTCAAGAAGACGTAAAAGAAATTAAAGAAGACATAAAGTATTTGAGAGACAAGATAGATAAAATGGACTAATGGGAAATCTACCTTATATATTACTTGGCATATTATTTTTTGGAATAGGCTCTTGCATGGCTCAAGTAAAAGTAGTTCACTACAATAGTGAATGGAACGCAGACAACAACTACAACATTGCAGACTTAAAAGATTGCGAAAAAGAAGACGTTGTAATATGTCACAATGCAGACAAGCAAGAAAAACACGACATACTAGCTGTTCCAACAATTATAATTTTTGACAATAATTTGGAAGTTGCAAGGTATGAAGCAAATATTATGATGGAGCTTGACGTTTCTATCAATGATTTGCAAGAAGTAATTGATAAAATTTATTTAGCTAAATTTGAATGAGATTAACTAAAAATTTTACATTGCATGAATTAACTAAGTCTGACACAGCTTTAAGACTTGGAATTGACAACACGCCTACAAAAGAAGGTATCATAAAATTAAGACTTCTAGCCGCTCATCTTTTACAGCCATTGAGGAATCACATAGGCTCTATCAGAATTACGAGCGGTTATAGAAGTCCTAAG